AGATGCAATGCGATCAGTCTCATTTTGAGACACAGTTTCTTTCTTTACCTCTTTTGTAGGTCAACCGTTTGGGCATCAACCGTTTGGGCATCAATCTAAAGTGGTACTTTATGAAATTAGAAAAACGCAGCGTTAAAGACCTTTCTTCCGATCCGGCAAACGCTCGCAAGCACTCCGATCGTAACATCGAATCAATCATGGCGAGCCTTCGCCGCTTCGGTCAGCAGAAGCCAATTGTGGTCGATTTATCTAATGTCGTTCGTGCAGGCAACGGAACACTTGAAGCCGCCAAGCGACTCGGCTGGGAAACGATCGCGGTGGTTCAGTCGGATCTTACCGGCGCGGATATGTCAGCTTACGCGATCGCGGACAACCGGACAGCAGAACTCGCTGAATGGGATGATGAGATTCTCAAAGCAACGCTAGAAGGACTTGATGACGCTTTGCGTGATGCAGCAGGATTTGATCTCAAGGAGCTTGATGAAATCTTGAAAGAACCGCAGGAAGTCACCGAAGACGACGTTCCCGAACCGCCGGTCGATCCGATCACAAAGCCGGGCGACCTGTGGATTCTTGGAGAGCATCGCCTGCTCTGCGGCGACTCGACAAAGCCCGAGGATGTGGAGCGGCTGATGGTGGGGGCGAAGGCTGATCTGATGCTGACCGATCCGCCGTACAACGTGGCGTTGGGAATGAACGAAACGCCCGAGCAGGCCAAGGCCCGAAACCGCAGGACCGACGGCAAGGTCGTGGCAAACGACTCCATGTCTGACCAAGAGTTTCGGGCGTTCTTGGTCGCTTGTTTCCAGCAGGGCTTTTCGTCGATGAAGCCGGGGGCGTCGTTTTACGTTTGGCACGCAGACACCGAAGGTTTCAACTTTCGCGGTGCCGTGCGAGACTGCGGCGAAAAGGTTCGCCAGTGTCTGGTTTGGGCCAAGGACGTTCTGGTCATGGGGCGCCAGGACTACCAGTGGCAGCATGAGCCGTGTCTCTACGGTTGGAAAGACGGGGCCGCCCACGGCTGGTACAGCGACCGCAAGCAGACAACCCTCCTTAAGTTTGACCGGCCCTCTCGCAACCAAGAACACCCGACAATGAAGCCTGTCGGCCTGTTTGCCTACCTGATAAGCAACTCGACGGCCCCGCAAGGTCTGGCATACGACCCGTTCCTCGGTTCCGGCACCACGCTGATCGCCGCCGAGCAACTTGGCCGCAAGTGCTACGGCATGGAGATCAGCCCGCAGTATTGCGATGTGATCGTGAAGCGGTGGGAGACGCTAACCGGAAAACAGGCATACCGCGAAAATGTCTGAATCCGATCGTCTCAAGGAAATCGCAGAAGGAAAGGAAAAAGCTTGGAAAGCCTACAAAAAGCTTTCCGAGGCCGAAAAGATTGTCACTGGAAAAATGTCGGCAGAAGACCGACATCGCAATCGAGTTGCCACCAAGCGACGCGCCGAGTACGAAACCGTTCGCGAAATCGGGCCGCTTCCAGCCGTTGCGAATCAAGAACGTCGCGACGCTTCCGCGCGATCAATGATGATCTTTTTTGTTTCCTACTTCCCGCAATCCTTCCTCCTCGACTTCGGCGACGATCACCGCAAAGTCATCGCACGCCTTGAAACCGCGATCCTTGAAGGTGGCCTCTTTGCTCTCGCTATGCCGCGCGGCAGCGGCAAAACCACGATTTGCGTCCGCGCACTTCTTTGGGCGATCCTTTACGGTCATCGCAAATTCGCCATGCTCGTTGGTGCGTCCGCTGACGCCGCGAAAGAACTTCTTGCCGAACTAAAGGTCGAACTGGAAACCAACTTGATCCTTACGCAAGACTTTCCGGAAGTCTGCTTTCCGATTCAGAAGCTAGAAGGCATCTCGCAGCGAGCTAAAGGCCAAATGCTCGGCGGCAAACAAACGAACATCGGGTACAAAGGCAATCAAATCATTTTGCCGACCGTCAAGGATTCCGCCGCTTCGGGTTCGATTATTCGCGTCGCTGGCCTCTTAGGCCGAATCCGAGGTGCAAAGTATGTCAACGCCGATGGCGAATCGATGCGACCTGACTTGACGATCGTTGACGACCCCCAAACCGATGCTTCCGCGAAATCCGAAAACCAGTGCGCACAGCGTGAACGCGTCTTATCGGGTGCGATCCTTGGTCTTGCCGGGCCGGGCAAACGCATCGCGGGTGTGATGCCTTGCACCGTGATCCGTCGCGGTGACATGGCAGACCGACTCCTCGATCGTTCGATTCATCCGAGGTGGAACGGCGAACGCTGCCGCATGGTTTACCGCTGGCCAACGAATCAAAAACTCTGGGACTCTTACGCCGAGCTGCGAATCAGCGATCTCAAGCAAGGTAACGACAAACTACCACAAGCCACCGAGTTTTACGCCGAGCACCGCGCCGAGATGGACGAAGGTTCGATCGTCGGCTGGCCAGCACGCTATGAGCCGCATGAACTTTCCGCGATCCAGCACGCCGTCAATTTGAAGCTTGGTAATCCGGATACCTTCGATGCCGAGTACCAAAACGACCCCAAGGAAACACTCGGCAACCAAACCGGCAAACACGCTGCAACGGCAGACGTCATTTGTCAACGCGCCAGCGGTTACGCACAAGGCGAGATTCCCCGCGAAGCGAATCACCTCGTTTGCGCGGTCGATATTCAGCAAAACGCTTTCTTCTATGCTGTGTTAGCCGTCGCTGACGGCTTCACTTCTTGGGTCGTCGATTACGGCGTTTGGCCAGATCAGGGAAAAATCTACTATACGCTTTCGGAGATTGAACGAACGATTACGCACGAAACCGGAGTCGGCAACCTGGAAGCCTCTTTGCTTTCCGGACTCAGACGACTTGAATCGCACTTGCTATCTCGTCAGTTTGTCCGCGACGACGGAGCTTCGATGCCGATCGAACGAATCGTAATTGACGCCAACTGGGGGCCAAGTACCAAGACCGTTTATTCATTCGTTCGTCAATCCGAACAAAAAACACTTTGGCTTCCTTGGCACGGTCGCGGAGTATCCGCCAAGCAAACACCGATCAATCAGTGGCCGAGAAAGCCGGGTGAAATCGTTGGGCCGGAATGGCGAATCTCGGCAGCAAACGCCGGTCAACAGGTTCCGAGGCATATCATCGCGGACGTGAATCACTGGAAGACCGTCTTACATCAAAGACTTCAGCAACCCGAAGGCGAGCCGGGCGCGATGATGCTTTACAAGGCTTCTCCGATGAAACACCGGATGCTTGCCGATCACCTTTGCAGCGAGCAAGCGATTGAAACCGCTGGTCGAGGTCGAACGCTTGTTGAGTGGCAGCTATTGACAGGCCGCGACAATCACTTTCTCGATTGCTTGGTGATGTGTCTTGTGGCCGCTTCGGTCGTCGGAGTTCGCACACAAGCAGATCCGCAGCCGGTTTTGCAGCGACCTCGCAAGAGCCTCCAGCAGATGCGAGAAGAAGCTTTGAACCGTCGTCGGGAGTAGGTACTAGACAAGTCGAGTAGAATGAACGCTACAGCCGAAACGTAGCAACATTCTCTAAGCGAGTCTCAAAAAGTGCCAAACGCCGACGGAAGCTTAACACCGGGCGAAATCGCAGAAGCAGCCAGCAAGCCGCAATCGGTTAGCGTTGATGGCACTTCAGCGACCAGAGCGAGCACGCAAGAGCTTATCGAAGCCGATCGCCACCGAGCCGCCAACGCAGGAGCCACGACACCTTGGCGAGGGCTTATCTTCGCAAAGATTCGCAAAGGTTCCGCCGTCAACGGAGATCGCGGCTGATGCCAATCGTTGACCAGTACGGCAAACCGATTCAGCAAGCAACCAAGCAAGCGGAAGCACTTCGCAAGATGCGAGCCGATTCCCGCGCCGAGCTTTCCGCTGCTTACGATGCCGCACAAACAACGGGTGAAAACCAAAAGCACTGGCGTTACGCTGACGACCTTTCCGCTTCCGCTGCTAATAGTCTGACAATCCGAAAAACGCTGAGACAGCGAGCAAGATACGAATGCCTAGAAGCCAACTCGTTTGGAAATGGCATCGTTAACACGCTAGCCAACGACACTGTTAGCACCGGGCCGAGGCTGCAAGTTCAGCTTCCAGACCGCGATGCCGCTAAGGAGATTGAACGACAGTTTTACCGCTGGATGAAGTCGATCAACTTAACTCGCAAGCTTCGAACCGCACGACTCGCTAAGTGCGTCGATGGCGAAGCGTTCTTGATGCGAGTCAACAATCCGGTGATTCGCAATTCCGTACAGTTAGACGTTCAGCTTGTTGAAGCCGATCAGATTTCTACGCCAGGTTGGATTGAAGGACGACCGGGAGCCGTCGATGGTATTATTTTCGATCGTTATAACAATCCGACGATTTACCACGTTTTGAAACAGCATCCCGGTGATACTTGGGTCATAAACTCGTTCGAAAAAGAAGATGTCTTCGAACAAGATATGATTCACGTCTTTAATCGCGTTCGACCGGGACAGGTTCGCGGTATTCCCGAAGTCACTCCCGCACTTCCGCTTTTTGCGATGCTTCGCCGTTACACGCTCGCTACGATCCTTGCCGCTGAGACCGCTGCCGATTTTGCTGCCGTGATTGAGACGACTGCGAACACTTACGACTCTACAGGTCAAACCGTTGATACGTCGGTGGCTCCTTTCGATCACGTCCAAATCGATCGAGGGATGATGACAAGCCTTCCTTACGGCTGGAAGATGTCGCAGTTCCGGCCAGAGCAACCAACGACCACTTACGAAAGCTTCCGCAATGCGATCCTGATGGAAATCGCTCGCTGCTTAGGAATGCCAACCAACAAGGCTCGCGGCGATTCATCGCAGTATAACTATTCTTCCGCGCGACTCGATCATCAGCTTTATTATCACCAGATCGAAATTGAACGCAACGAATGGGAAACCGCTTGTCTCGACAAGATTTTCTCTTGGTGGCTCGATGAAGCTTTACTAATCGATGGCTACTTACCAGCAATCGATGCGATCGAAGAAATCCCGCACCAGTGGACGTGGCCACCAGCAAAATCCGCCAATCCGGTTGACGACGCAAGCGCCGCGATCAACCTAATTAACAACGGCTTGATGACGGAAGAAAAGTATTTTGCGGAAAACAACATCGACGGCGAAGCACACTACCGCGAATTGATGGAGCAATTCAATCGCCGCAAAGCTCTGGGAATGCTTTCGCAAGAGCAGGTGATGGTTCTTCAGATGCAAGAAGCAGCGAAAGCGAAAGCCGCCGATCAGGCCGCACAAGCGAAGCAGGAGGCCGAGCAAGTGCAAGCCGAGCAAAACTCCGCATCCGGCGAGTTTATGGGTTTATCTCGCCTTCAGTGGAATCGCAACCGTAAAGCGATCATGGACATTTTGACCGAGTACGCTTCACAGAAGATGACTCGCACGATGGCAACCGTGATGCTTTCCGGTCTTGGTTTGTCGCCGGATAACGTCGCGGCACTTCTTGACGACGCTTCCGATGGTTCTGTTGACTCGGTTCCGAAGGAGGATTCAGCAAGTGGCTAACCTCTCGCAAACAGCCGCAAACATCGCTGTCGGTGCTTTGGACGCACGAATTGCGATTTTCACCGCTGGCGAATCGATCACTCAAGGGATGCCGGTTTATCTTAGTTCGACCGATGGCAAATACTATCAGTGCGATTCGAACGACGGCGCAGCAAAGGCCGAAGCAAAAGGAATCGCATTAACCGCCGCCGCAACCAATGGATTCTTTGTTCTAGGCAGCAAAGGTAAAATCAATCTCGGTGCAACGCTCACCGTCGGCGAAGTCTACACGGTCAGCCGAACGAAGGGCGCGATCTGTCCGATTGGCGACTTAACAAGTGCCGATTACGTGACGATCCTTGGGATTGCGACGACAACGGCTCTGCTTGAACTCAACGTCCAAATCAGCGGAGTCTTGAAGCCGTAATGTTGCACGCACAGAAAAAGCTACAAGCCGCTTTAGATGACATCGACTTTTCGCCACCCAAAGGCGTTCGCGAAGAAGCCAAGCGTGGTTTGGAGTGGCGTCGAGAATACAACCGAGGCGGAACGGAGGTAGGAGTTGCACGAGCACGCGACTTATCCAACGGAAAAAATATCTCGCCGGAAACCGCAAAGCGGATTAAGGCATACTTCGATCGCCATGAAGTCGATAAGAAAGGCGAAGGATTCTCGCCGGGTGAAAAAGGCTTTCCGAGTGCCGGGAGAATCGCATGGGCTTTATGGGGCGGAGATCCAGGCCAGGCATGGGCCAACAAACTAGTACGGCAGATTGAGGCGCAAATGACCGCAAGCAAAGACAACACCGTTCGCTTCAATGCAACTGGATCGGTCGAACTTCAAGCCGAGGCCGGAACCGCACCGCGATTTGTGCTTCACGCTTATTCTGGCGGCGTGATGAATCCGAAACTGGCGATCCGCTGGAGTGGGCCGGTTGTCGTCGATCTTGGCGGAATGCAGATCCGATCCGAAGCCTTGCCAGTTCATCGCGATCACGACACGTCGCGTCCCGTTGGACACACGACCGAAATCAATAACGACGGCACGCAACTTGAAGCAACTGGTGTTTTCTCAATTCAGAACGCCGATTCACAAGAGTTGATTCAATCAGGAAAAGCTGGCTTCCCGTGGAAAGCTTCAGTCGGTCTTTCGATCAATGACTATAAGACAACTAACGAGGGTCAAACGGTGGCAGTGAACGGTCGTCAATTTGA